ACTGTCAATAAGCTGGCTCACTTCTCTAGCCTGTGCCACAAAGGGTATAGTGATCGCAAGATTCGTACTGCTTTCTCTATCCGTAACCTTAAAGCTATCTGCTCTATGTTCGATCAAGGCTTGGATATCAAGACCTGCATCAAGCTTAACTTCGAATCTCGTGTTAGTAAGTCTGAGAAATCAGACATAGCCGAGATGGTTCGTGCTATCTGGGGAGAATAATGTGGCATAGGGGGTTGACAACCCCCATTTCCCATGCTACCATACTAACGCCCCCGGCAGGTTTGATATAGTATAGGAGTATATGTATGGAAGATAGCAATAGTGTTAGGTGTAAAGCTTGTGATAAGAAGTTCTCTTCATCTTGGGATAGTGAACGTAAGAGATGGGAAGACTTGTGTTGGGAGTGTTTAGCTGTTGCTATGTTCTGGCATTGTGAGGATGAGGAAGAGTTAACTACTATCATCCCCAACCTACCAACAAGATCAGGAGAAGGACATGAATAGCGGATACACACTACTTGAAACAGAACAAGGTTTGTATTATGATGTTAGCTATGAGCCTATACATGGTATAGATATTATAGTGATTGATACAGACGATAACTCTCAAGTAAACCTAACCAAACAAGACCTAGTAGATATGTTGGAAGCTTTAGAATGAAGAAACAATGTCCTAAGTGTGCAGAGGAAGGTAAGGACACTAGTGGTAACGGACTACATATGTATCCAGATGGGTCTAGTTACTGTTTCAAGTGTTCTACCTATACTCCTGCCAATAAGCGAGAACCTATGAAAAGCAAACTAACAGTAGACCAAGTATTAACTTTCCCTCTTGGCACTAGTGAAGACAGGGATATACCTGCTCTTATTGCTAGCCATTATGGGGTGAGGCATAGTGTTAATGGTGAGTCTGGTAAGCCAGACACAATCTACTACCCCTACTACGACGAAGGAGGAAAAGAGCTAGTAGGGTATAAGGTAAGGAAACTACCTAAAGACTTCTCACCAAGCGTAGGTAAGATTGGTGGTCACTTCTTTGGTGCTAATACACGTAACCCTAAAAACCAAACCCTTATCCTTACTGAGGGTGAGGAAGACGCTATGGCTGCTAAGGTTATGATTGCAACTGCTCAGGCAGATTGTATGTCAGTACCTAACGGAGCTAAGGGTGTTAAGTCTATACATAAGCACTACGATTTCCTTGAGAAATACAAACAGATTCTTCTGTGCTTTGACCAAGACTCTGATGGGAAAGAGGCTGTTGAAGAGTATGGTGACTGGCTGTGCAGTGTAACGAAGGTTAAGGTTATTGAGCTTGATCCTGCTATTGGTAAGGATGCTAGCGATTACCTTAAGTCTGAGAACCATACAAAATTCAGGGAGGCTATCAAAAATGCAAAGGTCTATGAGCCGGAGGGTGTTGTCAACGGTGTTGATATCTCTATGGATGACCTACGAGAACCGATGCCCGAGGGTGCCCTTATCCCATTCGAAGGGTTGCAAGAAAAGCTACACGGCTTGCGTAAAGGCGAGATTGTTACTGTCTGCGCTGGTTCTGGGATAGGTAAGAGTACACTGGTAAGGGAGATGGTGTTGTCTCTTATTGACCAAGGACATAGTGTAGCTAACATTGCCCTAGAAGATCAGATGAATGTAGCAGCTCAGTCTTTGGTGGCTTTGGATATGGGTATACCTTTACCTAAGTTTCGGATGTCTCCTCCCACTGAGGAGGAAATGAAGCCCAGTTATGACAAGTATATTGCCAATGGCAAAACCTACTTCTACAAACACTTTGCCGGTATCAATAGCGATAGCCTAATGGCGAAGCTTAACTACTACGCTAAGTCTAAGGGGGTTGACTACATTGTATTGGATCACTTATCATTGGTGATCTCAGCCAGCAACAACACTAATGAACGTCAAGCTATTGACCAACTGATGACTCAGCTAGCCAAGCTAGTAGTAGAGACTGGGGTAGGGTTGATACAGATTGTACACCTTAAGCGTACCAATGGAGACAAGAGCTTTGCTCATGGTGGAGAGGTAGAACTCACTGACCTTCGAGGTAGTGCTGCCCTAGAACAACTGTCTTGGGCTGTAGTGGGACTGGAGCGTAATCAGCAAGGAGATGATAGAGACTTCTCTAATATACGTGTACTGAAGAATAGAACGTGGGGCTTTACTGGTCTAGCGGATCATGTTAAGTTTGATCCCAGCACTGGTAGGATGATGTCAGTTAAACTGGACGAGGCTAAGATTGAAGATGAACCTGACGAAGAATGATTGGATCATAGACATAGAAACTACACTAGACCACAAAAAGATTCGTCTGGCTGGTGTACATAATCCTTGCCAAGAGATTACTTGGTGTACTGGAGACAAAGACAACTTCCACACTATCCTAGAGAACATTAGGAAAGAACCTAAGCAAAAGCTGTGGTTCTGGAACGGTGCTAGGTTTGATGTACCTGTTCTTGAAGAGGTCTGGAACTCAGACTTAGAAGGCTTTATCCTGCAAGACGGTATGCACCTTGCTCAGATATTTGATCATGCTTGTAAGCGTAAGGCATTGGACTACTTCTCCCAGCGTTTCTTTAACGAGGGTAAGATTGATATTGAACCGTACACTTACGACACTATCCCTATAGATAAGCTGGAAGAATATCTACATAGAGACCTAGAGATTACTGGCAAGGTTATTGATAAGATGTTGTCTTCTCGTCGTATAGATTTAGACAAGATCACTCGTACCTTACAGCTAGAGTTTCGAGTAGCTTACTTGTGCGAGAAGCAGGTTAAGAAGGGTGTATACTTTGACCGTGAACAAGCTTACCGTACACTAGGCGATATAGTTTCTGAGATGAAGAAGCTAGAAGAAAGTGTATCTGCTCGTTTACCAGAGTGGCAACTACCTAAGTCTAAGATTGTTCAGGTTCCTAAGGTTCAGTTTAAGAAAGATGGTTCTACTACTGTAGCGATACAAAATTATGCTAAGAAACTTGGCATGGCTATTTGTCTTAATAAAGAGGGTTATTACCTTCTGGACGATACAGGTACAGAGTACCCTCTTCCCATTAAGGGACCTCTGGTAACTACAGAGAAGCTGACTCTGGCTAACACTAACGGTATCAAAGAGTGGCTTCTTACTCTTGGCTGGAAACCTACAGAGTGGAACTCAAACCCTAAAGGGGAACGTACTGGACCCCGTCTGACTCTCAGAGATAGCGGTGACCCTTGCCCTAACCTTACCAAAATGGGATACACGTTTGTAGAGGAGTATGCTCAGTGGCTCACCTTACGTCATCGTAAGAACCTACTCAACTCTGACAACGGAGCTGGTTGGCTTAACTATCTGTCTGATCACAAGACAGACTTTCTCCCGTCTGATGCTGACACTATGGGAGCTAACACTGGTCGATGGACACACAGGATTATCGCTAACGTACCTAGACCTACTAGTGTCTATGGCGAAGAAATACGTAGTATGTTCTGTTCTCGAGAACATTTGGTTTGGGTTGGTTGGGATGCCTCTGCTCTTGAGGCTAGGGTTGAGGCCCACTACTGCTACAAGTTTGACAAAGCGTATGCTAAGGAGCTGTGTGAAGGTGATGTACACCGACGCAACCTTGACCTTATCCCGAGTCTGAAAACCAGAGATAATGCTAAGAAGTTCAAGTACGCTATCACTTATGGCGCTCAGCCAGCTAAGCTAGCCAGAACCTTTGGGTGGACAAAGGCTGAAGCTACAGAAATTTACAATGAGTTTTGGCGACAGAACGAAGCTCTTGCTACTGTTAAACGTAGCTTGGTAGAAGAGTGGAAGGCTAGTGGCAGGAAGTGTATCACTGGTTTGGATGGACGCCCCATCTCTACTCGCTCAGAACATTCCTTGCTCAATGCCTTGTTCCAATCTGCCGGTGCAATCATTATGAAGTATGCTATGGTTATTGCAGACAAGTCTATTCACAGAGAGTATTCAGAGACAGAGGCTTATGGCCTTATTCGCTACCACGACGAGGAGGTCTGGGAAGCCTCTCCTTCGGTTGCTATCGAGGTTGCTGATCTGGGTAAGAAGAGTATACCTGCTGCTGGTACATACCTTGGCCTAAATGTACCCCTAGAAGCTGAAGTAAAGATTGGAGATAATTGGGCTGAAGTCCATTGACAAGCCACAAATATGTGGTATAATTTTAATCCAAGCACAAGAAAGGAGATGCTAATGGAAACCATTTCAGGAACGGTAGAAGCAGTACGTAAGGATCGTAAAGGTCTGTGTATCAATGATGTATGGTATAGCTCTTGGGATGCCTTGTCAGTAGGTAAGGGTGATGAGGTGGTATTTAATTACGCTGAAGTAGAGAAGGGTGGACGTACCTTCCGTAACATTAAGGGTAAAGTTCGAGTTAGTGGTAAGGCAACCCCTAAGTCCGGTGGTTCTTATTCCAAAGGGTATAGTAACATTGGTGTAGAGCTTGGTCATGCTGCTAACTTGGCTATGCGGATGATGGAACAAATCCCCCATCCGCGATCAGAGGTTGGTAGTACAGATTATATGACTCAGTTTTCCAAGTTCACACACGATATGTACCAAGTAATGAAGGGTATGCGTGATGTCATCGAGAACCCACAAAACCCCGTAGCTAAGTCTGAAACTACAGACAAAGACGATGAAGAGGATGACTTGTTCTGATGAAGGTTGTAATTGATGCAGATCAAATGGTGTATAGCTGTGGGTTTGCCGCTGAAGGTGAACCCCTGTCTCATGCACTACACTTGGTCAAGAAAGCTCATGCTCGTATCCTAGAAAACTGCAATACGGACAAGTATGAGATGTTCATTGGTGGTAGTGGCAACTTCCGAGAGGAGGTTGCTATTACTGCTACCTATAAAGGGACTCGGACAGGGAGGAAGCCTGAATATTACGATGAGATTCGACAGTACATGGTAGACAACTTAGGTGCTGTCCAAGTAGACGGCATTGAAGCAGATGATCGTGTATCTATGCTACTGTGGCAAGATTTCTGCAAGAACGAGGGAGACAAAGACAAGTGTAGCGTTATTGTTTCTAGTGGAGACAAAGACCTAAACAATACTCCCGGTTGGCATTACAACCCAACTAAAGAGACTACGTTTTGGGTTAACCCTAAGCAAGCAGAGAGACACTTCTATTATCAAATGCTAGCTGGTGATCGTGTAGACAACATTAAAGGTCTACCTTATTGCACAGAGTATGTCCGTGAGAAGTATGGCCTCACTAAGGCTGCTGCTAAAGGGTGTGGGGATGGGTCAGCTAAGAAGATTATGGATTTTTCTAATAACTACATCGAATCCGTTTACGAATGTTATTGCCATTGGGCTATGTCAGCTAAGATAGACATAACCTACCTAGGAGAATATATGGCAGAGCAAGGTGGTTTGCTGTGGATGGTAAGGGAGTTCGATGCCCTTGGTGACCCTATTCTCTGGAAACCAGACTTAAATTTACTAGCAGAAATGTGGGGTAGAGTTCGTGGAGATTTGGAAAATAGCAACAGCACTGAGCATAGCAGCAAACCTGACACTAGCTTGGATGTGGTATCAGGCAGCATTAGTTAGAACTAAATTCTATCTGCTAAGTGTGTTCCAAGAAGAGTTAATTCGAAAGCTGTACAGTAAAGTTATGGAGCTAGAAAGTGAAGAATCCAGTACACAAGAACCGGGAGAAGTTCAACAAGCCGAAAACATTCATTGACAGGAAGAAGGCAGATAAATATGGACACACCCCAAGACAGCGCACTAGGTCAGCAAATCGGAGGCTTGCACTACAAGAGTATGCCGATTCAACCGATTGAGTTTTGCCAGAAGAATGGGTTGAACTATGCTGAGTCTAATGCTATTAAGTATGTCTGTAGACACAGAGCTAAGAATGGTAAAGAAGATATCCAGAAAGCTATCCATATGCTAGAGATACTAATGGAGATTGAGTATGGCTCAGAGAGTACCTAGAACACACGCAGGGGGTAATTGGACTAAGGCTAGGTACTTCTCTTTCATACGTGGACTACTGCGGTCTGGCTTCACACGCTACCCTGTTAAACACGCTGTAAAGAAAGCTGCTAGCAGGAAGAAGAAAGCTTCTAGACGTTTCGAATATCAGTGCTCTATGTGTAAGAAGTGGTTCCCTAATTCACAAGTAGAGGTAGATCACATAGAAGGAGCAGGCTCACTGAAAGACTACGATGACCTACCGGGGTTTGTATCCCGTCTATACTGTGAACCAGATAATCTACAGGTATTATGTAAACCATGCCATGCCAAGAAAACTAATTCGGAGAGAGTAAGATGACTACGTTTGTACTGTTAGTTTGTTTTGGGAACATTAACTACTGTATACCACAAAAGATACGAGAGTATGAGGGGTTCTGGAATTGTAACAAAGCTGCCCTAGAGTTTACTGCTAAGATGCAACAAGGTGCTGCATACTGTGAACCTAAAGGTGTACGTCTTACTGGTCCAAAGGAGGTAGAATAATGAAGTTGTATTTTGTAGGTAAGAAAGATAGCGAAGAGAAAAACTCTTGGCTAGCTGTATGTTCTATGCGAGAAGCTGCTGAAGAAAAGATGTCTGAACTTTCAGACAAAGGGGCTTGCTGCGTAGTTGAGAAAAACATCAACATGAACAAGAGGAAAAAGAAATGACACCTAACATGGAGATGTTTATAATCCTTCTGCTTGGGATGGTTATTTTTGGGTTGGCTTTTGCTATGACAGATTTCTACATTGGATTCTTGACAGCAGGGATTGGAGGAGCTATACTAGGTGTTGTGGCTGAGAAGTGGGAGAGTGAGCAGGATGACTGAACACCTTGTTATACCAGACACACAAGTTAAGCCGGGAGTGAATACAGACCACCTTAAATGGGCTGGTATGTATGCAGCAGACAAAGAACCTGATGTTATCGTACACATCGGAGATCATTGGGATATGCCTAGCTTGTCCAGCTATGACAAAGGAACCAAGAGTTTTGAGGGTAGACGGTATCTAGCAGATGTAGAAGCTGGAAATGCTGCGCTTTTGCGGTTCATGGAACCTATCTGGGAGAAGCAAGAGCAACAAAGAAAGAACAAGAAGCGTGTCTGGAACCCCCGCCTTATCTTCTGCTTAGGCAACCATGAACACCGTATAATGAGGGCAGTAAACGATGATCCAAAAACAGAGGGGCTGATGAGCTATGATGACCTCAACATCGAACGACTGGGGTGGGAGAGGCACAACTTCTTGGACGTTGTACAAGTGGATGGCATCGCCTATTCACATTACTTCACTTCAGGTGTCATGGGAAGACCCGTATCTAACCCCCGACTCCTCCTCTCTAAAAAGTTTATGTCCTGTACTATGGGACACGTACAAGACAGAGACATTGGATTTGCTAGAAGGGCTGATGGGAAAAGGCTCACAGGACTCTTTGCAGGAATCTTTTACCAACATAGCGAAGACTACCTTGGTCCTCAAGGAAACGGAAGTTGGTCTGGCATTTGGTATAAGCATGAAGTAAAGGATGGAGAGTATGACGAGATGCCTGTATCTTTAAATTACCTTAAGGAGAAATATGGATGAAGTTTTCTGTTGACATTGACGACGATCAGGTAGAGAAGATTACACGAGATGGAATCAAAGATGCTATACAAAACTTTTGCTTTATTCAGAGCTTCAACCCAAAGTTTGAAGACCCCAAGAAACTAAAGGAGATTGACAAAGATGCTTACAAAGACTACAAAGCCCTTGTTCGAGCCTACGAATTTTTCGGAGGACAATTTCCGTGACATCCAACGTCACATAGATAATATTCGAGCAGAGATATACGTGCTAGATAACGTCTTGGACGAGATGCGTAAGTCTGCACAGATGATTAGCAACCTAAACGAAGAGGAGCAGTAATGTATCTGCGAGACTACCAACACTCAGCAGCAGA